GGTCTAAGGGGGTTCGTGGGGGTGCCACCACCCAAAAGACCTACAAGTCCTCCAGCCTTCTTAAAACCCCCAAAGGCTCCATATAGCCCTACACCAGTACCTACACCACCCAAAAGTGTCTGGGCAAGGGAAGGTGCCAGAGGTTCTCGTTGAGATACCACTGTTTGTTGTGAAGGAGTAAGAGGGAAGCCTCTGATAATAGATCCATATCTTTGCAGGGCTGTTTGAGGGAATGCTTTCTCCTCTTCAAATTCTCTACGAGCAATATCCAGAGCCTGTTGACTCCTAGCCTGTTGAGCTTCTCCTACACCAGCCAGACCTGTTATGTCTCCTCTGGCCCTTTGAAAAGCACTTTCTCCCAGACCAGCAAATTGTCTACCACCAGCCAACTCTCTGGCTCTTTGTGCTTCAGCAGCCCTTTGAGCATTCTGGAAAGCTGTAGATAAACCTGCTGCTTGAATATCACTCAGTTGTCTTTGCAGATTTCTATTGGCCTCTGCCTCTACAATAGCTTGTCTGGAACCACCAAAGGAACCAGCCCCAACAGCCTGTGCAGCCCTTCCTTGTTGTGCTATATCTTCATCTCGTCTGGCTTCTCTCTTGGCAATGTCCACTACATTCTGTAGAAAGGGGTCCATCCTACGACCAATATCCCCTGCTCCTATCTCTGCTGTACCCAGAGCAGTTGCAGCCAAGGCAGGAGCATAGTATGTTCCAGCAGCCCCTAAAGGAGTACCAGCAAGTCCCTGTGCTCCAAACTGTTGTCTGCCTGTGGCAAATGCTGCTTGTTGTTCAGGAGTAAATGCAGCCAGTTGTGGTCCTTGAAATGGGATATATCCTTCTGCTTTTTCTCTTCCAAATTCTCCTTTGGCTTCTCCCAGAATATCAGAAATAAAAGGTTTTAATTCAGTAGGAAATTCTGATGTTTGAGTAACTGTTTGATTAGCAGGAGGAGGAGGAGGAGGAGAACCACCACCTTTATATTCTCTTAAACCAGTAATTTCATTGATAGTTCCTGACCCACCAAGAGATTTCAGTAGAGATGCTTCAAATGTATTTACATGAGCAAGCTCTGTATCACCCTCTATGCCATATCCTGCAAGTTCATTGTATAATTCCTTGAACAATAAAATCTTTTCAGGCATATTTAAATTTGAAATATATTTTTGTGTATCAGTCATTTCCTATTTCCTTCACTAGAACAGTATAATATTTTTTATATCCTTTATTCTTTAGTATCTTTGTCCAACCATCTCTACCAGCAGTTTCTAAATAACGTATTCCATTTTCTTTACAAAAACTTTCTACAGGCTCTATCCACTTATCAATCCAACTATCAATTGTATGATCTTTAGCTCCTGCTAAATGTACTCGTAAATGTTTCTGTCTTGGATATTGATGTATCTGTGTTGTGAATGCCAGAACAATATTCTGTTTTTCTTCATCTATACCAAGCCAAAGCTGTTGTGCTTCTCCTTTTAACCAGTTCTTAATGTCTTCCAGAGTACTCTCATCTAAAGTTCTTTCCATTGGTTTCTGTAGAAGAGGTTCTACATAAGGCCATATCACATCTATATGTCTAGCCTCTACTCTATATATAATCATCTAGGTTGTTAAAGCTCCTCCCAAAACCTTTTGTCCATCTATTTCTGTAATTTGTTTAGGAGTACCAATAGATGCTCTCCTTACACTCTTGACAGCATTATCTAAGATCTTTGCTCCAGCATCACTACTACCATTTCCCAGCATAGACACAGCATCTGCCGGGAAAACATATTCATCTGTACTTAATACAGCCATGTCAGGAGCCTTTGGTATATCCTGTGGAGTTTGTGGAACTACACGAAATGGTATCTGATCTGACATTCCATCCCCTACTCCCCTTACATGTCCTGCAAATACATTAGGAATCCCTCCATTAGCTAACCCCAAAAGCCCACCGTTCTGTGCTGGTATAGCTTCTGTTGAAGTAACGAGATCTATAATAGGATCACCTTGAGCTTGTTCAAATCTGGAAAACAAATCTGATAAAGCATCAACATCAGGAATATTTGTAGAAGGAACAAATTGATCTTCTACAGTAATCTGAGAAAAATCTACAGGAGTAGTAGATTGTCCTGCTATTGTTGCTAACCTATCAGAAGAAGAAAAAGGAGCTACAGACCTAAATGGAGTTACCTCTGGAAATTCAAATGGAGGTACTACTGTTGCAGGAATACCATCATTACCCCCTCCTGCTCCTATGCCTCCCCAACTAGAAGGCCAATCTGATCTCTGACTTAGTGCATCTATAATTAGTGGGTGTGTCGTTGCTCAATGGAGGTACTACTGTTGCAGGAATACCACCATTACCCCCTCCTGCTCCTATGCCTCCCCAACTAGAAGGCCAATCTGATCTCTGACTTAGTGCATCTATAATTAGTGGGTGTGTCGTTGCTCTGGTTTGAGGATTTCCAAAAGCTGATGTTGGATATCTATTACCCATATGCTGTCTTTCTACTTCTTGAGCTACTGCTTGTGGTCCAGCACTAATAATAGCAGGATGTACTGATAAACCACCCGTACCTGCTGCTGTACCTATTCCAACTCCCGATCCACCTGTTGAACCACCAAGATACAGAGAAACTATACCACCTTTCTTGGCAGAGAAAGCTGGAACAGGACCAGCTTCTTCAACCTCTTCAAAGAAACTTGAAAAAGGACCAACTTCAGCCTCCTCTTCTAATTGTGCCTGTGTAATATTAGTTTTAGGTATACGTGGATCTTTTTCTTCAAAAGTAAATTCAGAAACTTCTTTAATAGGTAATTGAAAACCAAAATCAGTCTGCTTGGGTTGTGCTGCTAATCCTGCTAACCCACTAACACCTGCTACTCCTAATCCTTGTTGAAGAGGACTTAATGATTTCCACCAAGGTAGAAAACCAGATTCTTTTCCTAAAATATCTGTATCTGCACCACCTTGAACAACTTGATCCCCTTCACCACCAGTAAAGAAATTTTGGATTCCAGTTATTCCTCGTTGCAACAAATTAGGTTGTGCAGGTGGTACAATTCCAGCAGTTTGTGTATAAGGAGTTCCTGCCATAAATCTAGCTCCTTGAGAAGCTCCTTGTGGAAAAGCACCTATTTGTCCAGCAGAAGCAGCAAGAGGAGCAGTTGCACCAGATAAAATACCAGCTTGTGTAGCAGCAGGAACAAGACTACCAGCCCCTCCTGCATAAGCTGTCCACGGTGTAGCACTAGCTAATTGTGCAGCCAAAGCTCCTTGTGTTAAAGCAGTACCACCAGTTCCAGTAGCCCCGGCAGCAGCAGCAGCTTGAGAAGCAGCACCAGCAGCACCTCCTCCTAAACCCAGAGCAGGAGCAGCAAATGCACCACCAAGACCAGCCAGACCTCCCAAGGCAGCACCTTTCCAACTTCCTGTGGCTATTCCACCAAGAGCAGCACCAATCAGAGGTAACCACCATAGAAAGGCTTCCGGTAAACCAGTATCAGGATTAGTAGTAGTTGGTCCCAGAAGAGAAGACAAACCTTTAAGTTCATCTGGATTTACATGCATCAGCATGGTATCTCCATGCCTACCTTTAGATGCCAAGTTTTCTATTTGTTGAGGTATAGCAGCCCTACCACCAGCTTGAGCAGTTATAACTTCTTCTTCTTCTTCCTCTATAATAGGTCTTTGAGGAGAAGAAGGAACAGGCAAACGTACTTGTTCGGCTGCTTGTGCCAAAGATCTTGGAGTATACACAACAGGAGTTTGAGCTTCCTTCAATAGTTTAGCAGCCCTCAGTGTATCAAGTCCACCTATATATGGAGCCTCGTCTGGTTCTCTAATTAATTCTTTCATTCTTCCCATTCGTTCAACAGGAGGAAGAGGTCTTGCATATATTTGTCCGTAAGCCATTACTTCATTCTCCGTGGGTTCATGTAATTGGACTGTGCCAATGTACTATTTGCCATCATGGTACTACTACTATTATACACTGGATTGTCAAACTGTGCTAGTGGTTGTATTAATTTTTGTAAAGTTTGATTCTCCAGAAATGGAGGCACACCTGCACCCTGATTTAAATTTGTAATCAGTGTTCCTTCCTGTACAAGATTCATATAATCAGAGTTCTTCATTAGTTAAATGCTTCCCATGCTTGTGTACCTGCCGTGCTAACATAACCCATGAACTTACCTTTACTAACTGAATAAGCTATGTTTCCCTTATCAGGACTTTTAATACTACCTACCGTTACTACAGCATATATATTAGTAGATGGTGCTGCATCCTGTACTTGATCTCGTGTATCCATCTCATTAATTAAAGCTGCTCCCCATTGCTGGAATCGACCATAAACATAATCTACTCCTCTTTTAACATCATCAGGGAATATTAATGGAAAATCTGGATACCTAGCCATTACTTACATCTCCACCTTTTTCTTGCTTGCCTTAATCTTGAATTAGGATTCTTGGCAGCTTTAGGAAACTTTTTCATTTGACCTTCTGAACGAGCACAATAACTTTTTCTTCTTGATGCTCGTTTACCTGTTGGTTTCTTTTCTGTTACGGCAGTCTTTAATTTACTACCGGGATTTTCTCGTCTATATTTTCTAACTCCTTTTGTAGTCATACCAGCACCTGACTTAGTAGATCTTTTATGACCACCTCCTATAGTATATCCCTTCATACTTATCTAATCCCATCCTGCTGCATACTTAATCGAACAGATCCCCATCTCCATGATGTATTAGCAGCATCACACGAAACCCTTACTCTCCCCTGCCTTCCTCTTGCTCGTAAATCTATTTTACTTGTACTCTTGGTAATTGAGAATGGTCCTTTCTCCGTTTCCTGTTCACTATCTGGAAATTGTTTTGTCGTAATGGAAAACTTTATTGTTCCATCATTCAAAGTCATATCTGGAATTAGCCGATCAAGAAACATTAATTGATTACCGTCCTCTATATCAAAATCTGCTGATTCAATGAAGGATGATATAGCTTCTCCATTGGCTGTAAATACTCCATCAGGTTCGTTATTATATATATTATTTCCATTTACACTCACCCCTGTAGTAATCGTATTTCCAAATACTGTTTTATCATTAAAGGTGGTAAACAGGGTACTTCCATAAGTCCAGTAGTTTTCATCTGGACTCCATATTACATAAGAATCACATTCACCTGAATCATCAGTGGAAGGATATAACCATATTACTTCTTTAAACTCAGAATTAATACCAGCAAAGATCTTATCTTTATTATCTAAATCAAGACGATCAAATATAAACCTTCTTACTGTACAATCCAGAGTTCTTACTTGTCCATCAAATACATAGAAGTTATCAAATCCCATCCATACAGTACGACCATCATAATCTACTGCTGCATGAGGAGCAATCAATCCACAGTTTGTTCCCATCTGTGTAAACTTAAATGTAAAAGGTGGTCCGACAAAAGTCTGTAACCAAAGTGAATTATCAGTCCATACATTAATTGCATTTCTGGAACGTACTCCTCCGACAATCCTTGTTCCATCTGTCAGTTGTACCTCTCCTGATGTGGAACTAACAGAAGGAACCCAGTTTGTATAATCTTCCTGATTGGCCCATCGTACTGTCATGGGATCATATGTTCCACTTGGAGAAGCTGTTGTACCGAATTGATTAGATCCCAGAGCAATAGCATGTCTATCATTGGGAGAAACAATTACTGCATCTACTGTGGTGGGTGTTGAGTTGGTAGCACCAGATACTTTTGCTGCTCGTATGGGAGTGGTGGAAGCATCAACATCAAAGAAATAAATAGATCCCTTTCTTCTGTTTGCCAGAACATCTTCTCCCCAGTTATCCAGACTCCATTGAGTAATCTCACTTTGAAAATTTGTAGAGTCGGCAGAAGCAGGTTCACTATATGCTCTTGCTCCTGCTGTACTTGTTCCAGCCAACCATCCAGCAGCACCATATCCAAAACCAGTGGCAGCACCAGATACTCCTCTAAAGAGTATATAATGTATTGTTGCCTGACTTGCACTATTTTGTGCAGCACTTGCTGTAGTATCTACATCAAAGGCAAATACATTATCACTAACTACACTAACTGTAAAAATATTTGTACCCAGTATTATATTCCCACCTATGGTTACACCCCCACTTGGACCTGAAACACTGGTAAAGAATACAAGATCTCCTGTTGATCTACCATGTGCAGTAGCACTTACTGTTACTTTAGTGGCTGATAAGGCTACGGTAAATGCATTCTGAAGTGTTACGGAAGAAGATACAGGAGTTATATCCGTTATCGTATCTCCATCATGTTCATATAACTTTTGAGGAGTGCCAAACATTGCTCTTTTAATTTGATCATTATCCGACCATGTAATTAAATCACGAGCAGTACCATCAAATGTGGCAGATACTTTTACTTCGTACCCTCCTACATTCTGTGGTCTACCAGCCCTAAATCTTACCCTGTCCGTATCATACCAAGAACCTTCCTCTGCATACTGAGTAGATTCCCTTCTAATACCGGGAGTAAAGTTTAGCTTTACAAGTTTTGCATTTGATGATGACATAATTATCTATCAAAATCCTTTAATACAACTGCATCAATAGTAGTAGCACTTCTAGCATTATATACTAACATATCAACATCACTTGCTCCTGTACTTAAAGTAGGAACAGTAGCAGATACAAATTGCCATGCAGTATTATATCCTAATGTTCTACTGCCTGTACTATCTTGTATAAAATATATACTTCCTCCTTGTCCTACTGTACAATTAGTAGGAGCTTTTAAAGTACGATTACCTCCAAGTGTAACAAGGAAGTTATTTGCCAAGGCAAAGTTTACACTGATACAAGCAGCATCTGTTACAGTTACAATAGCATTATAAGCTCTTGCATTTGCCCCTATAATTAAATTACCGGGAGTACTGGCAGAAGCTCCTACAATATATTTAGTTCCTATTAAGGAAACATTGGCAGAAGTAGATACTCTAAGATAACGTATATCGGCAAGAGAAGTGTCAGGAACATTGGTAGTACACACTCCTATATCTGCACTGGCTGCTGTACCAAGATTAAATCCTGTTGCATTTAAAGAATATACAGACGTACCATCACAGATAACTAATCCTACTGCACCTAATGGTACATCATATCCATCACCACTGGCTGTTTTTATTTTAACAATATCAGAGGCTGTAGTATTGGCTGATACCTTATTATTAATTACATAACTTTTAGAATTAGCAGGTATTACTAAAGATATAGTATTATTTGCTCCACCTACTGATCCTTTCAATTCCAAGAAAGCAGATCGTGGAACATCAGCACCACCTTGTACTGCTGATAAAGTTACCGTAGCTGCTGATCCAATTGATACAGTAGTATAGGAAGCAATTGCATCATCGACAAGACTGATGACCTGATCATTAAGAACAGTTCCCCACGTATTAGGATTATCACCATCCCCTTGTTTTGTCAGTCTTATATTTGAAGTGTACGTTGATGCCATTTTCTTCTCCTACTTAAAATATGGGTTCTTATCATAGGGAACACTCATCTCTCCTCCAAGAAGTCCACATGTTACTTTATCTGGAAAAGATAGCATAAATAACCACCTTCCAGAATTTTGATTTAAAAACAATTCCGAAAGATTTCCATTCTTATCTATTCCCCACCAAACTTTAACTACTTGTAACCTATCTTTTAAATCTTGATATACCAAATTACTATGAGAACACATCATATTCTTTTGAAACATACGAGGAAAAATCTGTGTTTGATCTGGCATACTCTCTTGTGCATTTGTATTAGATGCAAAAGTAAAAATTACTCCTAAACAAATAATTGCAAATATAGTTATCAATAAAGTTTTCATCTGTTCCTCTTATAATGTTCTATACTTGTACTATCAGGCCATACATTATATTGTTCACCTTCATTAAAAATTTCTGAATGTACTACTTTAAATTCATCTAAAGTATTACAATTATCTATAGCAGTACATATTGTATTACAAAAAGTACGAATAGAAGCAACATATTGTATTACATCATTTGGAATTGCTTGTGTATTATCATATACATATCTTTGAGTTAACCATGCAAAATATTGAATCTGTCTATATGCTTCATGGTCTGTTGCTGCTTTACTATTTATCTTTAAGTCTGATAAATCTTTTTCAGTTATCGTAAAATCTTCATCAACTGTTTCTTCACTTGCATTCCACGTATAAGAAGAAGATCCCATATCATAAAAATTAGTATCTGGTGAAGTCTTTCTTTTCACATCATAAATATGAATTCTTTTCTTTTCTTCTTTTGTATACATGGTAAACATATTAGATGGATATCTTACATTATCCAATATAATAGATTTAGGACTATAATATATTTCTTCTACTGTTCCATCTTTAACTAAAGCCCACATTTTTAACTCCTATTTATATTTTATTTCTAAATCTTGTTTAATACTTTTAAAAGGATCTAACCAAGTTCCATATTTTTGTTGTCTATATAAAGTTACACTATCATAATAAGGAGACTTATTTCCCGGTAATGCCCATATATAATAAGATAATACTGGAACTATAATCCATGTTTCAATTCCCATTGCTGCTGATAAATGTGCAACACTTGTACAGGAAGAAATAACAAGTTCACATTCACTAATTGATTTTCTAGTAGTTTGCCAATCATCTAACGAAGCCTGTTTCATCCATTCTGGTTTTAATTCTGTATCTTTATCTCTTTGTAATGAAACACAATCATATCCTTTAACTGCATCAAATAATAAATTAGCTGGAAAATATCTATGTTGCTCATGTTCAAATTTTGGATTACCACTCCATCTTACTCCTATTCTTCCTGGTATAGTATCAGCAGTACGAGAAATATAGGGAGTTCCTTTTAAATCTTTATATTCATAACCTAAAGCTACTATTGAAGACATTGAAGGAAGCCAGTAATCGTGATAGACTTTACAAGCAACATCATGTTGTACTACTGCAAACTCTTCTGCAAAAATTGATGCTATTTCTGTTGAACAAGAAATTATAACACGATTCTCCAATTCTTTTAAATCAAAAGCAAATCTATAACTTTTTATTTGATCTCCTATTCCTCCTTCTAAACTTAATAAAACTGTTCCAGATTCTTTATTCCAAATAGGTTGTTTAGATCCTATATGTCTATTTCCAAATACATTTTCAAATCTACCTTTATCTAATAATTTATGTCCTTCCAATAATTTACCTTGACGTAATAAATACCAACCTCGATTAAATGCTGCACGATTACAAGTTGGAGTCTCTTCCTTTAATTGTTGAGCAATCAACCAACCCTTTTTAAAATCACCATGAATACCTGCATCAAGTTGTTCATCTAATTTTCCCATACTATCTTACACCAAAACTCCAATCATAACCTGCACTAACAGCCCTCCAATCTGACTCAGACCCAACTTGATTTGGAGAACTAAGAAAAGCTGTTGTATTTCCAAGACCTAATTGACCACCATCATTTCTTCCCCATGTCCATAAAGTTCCTGTTTCTCCATCTCCAGAATCTCTGATACCAATACAATGCCCTCCTCCTATTTGAATATCTATCCAATCAGAACTATCTCCTATTTGAATAGGAGAAGAATAAGAACCTCCTGCACCTGAAGAACTTGTTGCAAGCATTCCATTATAATTATAACCCCATCCCCAAATTGTTTCATCAGTTTTTAACACTACAACAGTATATCCATTAGACCCAAGAGCAGTTATTTTTGACCAATCTGTTAAGGAACCAACTTGAACAAATGTTCTCCTATTAGTTGTAGTTCCATCTCCATTTACTCCACCACCACCATTGCCGGTTGAATACATAGCACCTCCTGCAATGGCAAAAGAATTATCGGCAGCACATCGACAACTTGTCCAATTTGTAGCCGATCCAATTTGAACAGGGGAACTAGAGGTAACCCAATCTTGTCCATTAGCTTCCCTACCACCCCATGTAAATAACTTTCCATCACGAATACCCATACCAGTATTCTTTCCTATTCCCGTATCAGTCCAGCCTGTATCAGAACCTACTTGCACTGGAGATGAATAGTTTGTTTTATCACCCAAACCTAATTGAGCAGAATAATTTCCTCCCCATACCCAAAGAGTTCCATCAGTTTTTACAGCAAGAACTCCTTGAGAACCAGTGAGTCTATCCCAATCTGTTAAGGAACCAACCTGCACTGGAGAGGAATAATCTGTTAAATTCCCAACTCCCATTTCTCCATATGTTTGGTTTCCTGTTGCCCATGTAGTATTGTCAGCTTTAACAAAATGATTAGTGGCATCTCCTGGTGACATTATTCCATTCTGAATATTTAATCCTCCTGCCCAATCCGTTAATGTACCAACTTGAACCGGAGATGATCTATTGGTAGTGTCACCAAGACCTAGTTCACCACTACCATTAAGGCCCCATGCATATAAAGAAAATCCAGCACCACCAGAAGTAGCAGCAGCAGCAGCACCAGCTAATAAAGCATTTTGAAATATACCCATTATGCATATGCCTGTGAAATAATAGCCTGAATATCTCCACCTACACCATCGGAAGATGCAGATACAACTATGTAGTCTAATCTATCTACTGCATTATCATCTGTAGATAAGGTAGGATCAGTCCCACCTATAAATTTCCAATCAGCATTATAAGCCATCGTACCACTACCTCCATCTTGAACTAAGAAAATACTTCCTGTTTGACCTGTTCTACATCCTGTAGGTTTAGCCAATGTATGTGCTGCCGTTACAGATGTAGAAAAGTTTTGTGCTGTACCAAATGCAAGAGATACAGAAGTTATACCATTAATAGCTGTGGCACATACAACGGCTGCTGCACTCTTGGTAAGTTGAAGTTGTCCTTCCAAACTACAATTACCAGATACTCTGACTGTACCAAGGAATCCTGCATTTCCTGTTATTGTAGCTGTACCAAGTAAATTCGTAGCTCCTCCCACACTTAATGCACCAGCTATACTGGCAGCACCTCCTATGGTGGTAGTACCTCCAACTGTCAGATTACCTACCAGTATCGAATTACCAGAGACACATACATCATCGTCAAATTCTGCTTTACCAGCTACTGTTAATGTACTTAGTAAATTAACTGCACCTCCTACACTTAATGCACCAGCTATACTTGTAGCACCTCCTATGGTAGTTGTACCACCTACAGCTAAGTTACCTACTAGTATCGTATTCCCTGAGACACATACGTCATCATCAAATTCTGCTTTACCTACAACAGTTACTGTACCAAGGAAATTAGCAGCCCCTCCTACACTAAGAGCACCAGCAATACTAGTTGCTCCTCCTATGGTAGTTGTACCTCCAACTGTCAGATTACCTACAAGTATCGTATTACCTGATACACAAACATCGTCATCAAACTCAGCTTTACCAACTATAGTAGCAGTACCACCAACTCCAAGATTTCCTGTAAGAGTTGTATTACCAGCTATGGTAACAGTACTGGCAAAATGAGCAGCACCTCCAACACTTAATGCTCCTGCTATACTTACAGCACCACCAATTGTAGTAGTACCTCCTACTGTTAGATTACCGACAAGTATAGAGTTACCAGAGACACAAACATCATCATCAAATTCTGCTTTGCCTACAACTGTAAATGTACCACCAACTCCAAGATTGGCAGTAAGAGTTGTATTACCAACTATTGTTGCAGTACCACCTACAAATAAATTTCCACCTACTGTAGCATTACCAACTGATATATTACCTTCAATTGCAACAGGAACATTACTAAGATTAGCACCATCACCATAAAAGGCAGAGGCACATACTCTAGCATTTGCAGCTTGTACATTTGTACCTGCAATTGTTACAGTACTGGCAAAGTTAGCTGCACCTCCAACACTAAGAGCACCAGCAATACTTGCAGCCCCTCCTATAGTTGTTGTACCTCCAACTGTTAAATTACCTACAAGTATAGAGTTACCAGAGACACAAACATCGTCATCAAATTCAACCTTGGATGCAAATGTAGCTGCACCACCTACACCTAATGTACCTGTAAGAGTTGTGTTACCAGCTATGGTTACTGTACTTGCAAAGTGTGCAGCACCACCTACGGATAATGTACTGGCAAGACTTACTGCACCTGCAACAGTAACTGTACTTGCAAAATGTGCAGCACCTCCAACACTAAGAGCACCAGCAATACTAACTGCTCCTCCTATTGTAGTAGTACCACCTACAGTTAAATTACCAACAAGAATAGTATTACCAGAGACACATACGTCATCGTCAAACTCAGCTTTACCTGCCACTGTTACCGTACCAAGTAAATTCGTATTACCTCCAACACTAAGAGCACCACCAATACTGGCAGCACCTGCTACTGTTGCTGTACCTCCTACAGCCAGATTACCAACTAGGACTGTATTACCAGATACACATACGTCATCGTCAAACTCAACCTTGGCAGCAAAGGTAGCAATACCTGTTTGTGCCAATGTCCCACCAAGAGATGTATTACCTGCTACATCAAGAGTACTTGCTAATGATGTTGCTCCTGATACACGAACCGTACCAAGAAAACCAGTAGCTCCTGATACAGTAGCTGTACTCAGGAAATTAACAGCACCACCTACACTAAGAGTACCACCAATCGTAGCATTACCTGTTATACGTAAAGCTGAAACAGAAGTAGCACCAGTAGCTGGAACATTTGTCAGATTAGAACCATCTCCATAAAAAGCAGAAGCACAAACTTTAGCATTAGCTGCCTGTATGCCAGTACCAGCTATGGTAACAGTTCCTGTTATATTGAGATTTCCACCTAAAGATGTATTACCTACAACGGATAAAGCTCCTCCTACACCAAGAGAATCTGCCATTGTAACGGCTCCAGCTATGGTGACTGTATTTGCCACATTCAATGTACTGGCAAGAGATACTGCACCTCCTACATTCAAAGTACTGGCAAGACTAGTTGCTCCTGCTACAGTTACAGTACCAAGTAGATTAGTAGCTCCACCTACAGAAAGAGCACCAGCAACACTGACGGCTCCTCCTATAGTAGTTGTTCCACCTATGTTAACATTACCAGATACAGATACATTTGTTTTAAATGTACCAGCACCTGAAACTGTTACGGTACTTGCAAAAGTAGCTGCACCTGTTCCTTTAAATGTACCACTTACGGATACATTACCAGCTACATCCAAGGTACTTCCCAGACTTACTGCACCTGTAATAGTTGTGGTTCCACCTACTGCAAGATTCCCTACAAGTATAGTATTACCACTTACACATACGTCATCGTCAAATTCTACTTTACTTACAAATTGAGAAGTTCCACTTACATAGGCATTTCCAACTACGGATATATTACCTACACATACATTCCCACCTACACTAGCATCAACTCCTGATAAATTAGATCCATCTCCATAAAAAGCAGAGGCACATACTTTAGCATTAGCTGCCTGTACATTTGCACCAGCTATGGTTACTGTACCAGCAATACTTACATTTCCAGATGCAGCTAAAGAACCTACAACATCCATTCTTCCAGTTGCTTTTACTGCATTCGTAGCAACCATAAAAGAAATATTAGTTCCATCTCCAGTTTGAAGTTGGGTAAGAGAAGCACTTACACCTCTATTAGCACTAACACCTAATTTTACGATCTGCTTATAGGTATCTGATATTTGTCTTCCAGTTAATGTACTCATATTGCTTGCCACCATCTATCTTCTGCATCCCAATTATTAGTAGCAGCTTCCCAATTAATTTGTCTGCCACCAGTATCAGGACGAGGGTTACGTATTATTGGATTATCACTTACATCAGGAACCTTGTTTAAAGGACTATTCTTTAAATCATATGCTCCATCAAAATCTTGTGGGCATACCAGCATTCCATAACTATTTAATCTCATAACTCTATGTGGATACACAAATCCACATGTATCACACATTGCTAAAGCATTTTTATTACTTGCCATTTTATATTGGACTTAATCTAGGTTTTAAAAATAAGTTAGCTCTTTGTCGATCTTCTTCCAGTGCTCTCCCTAATAATTCTTCATAATTAGCTTTTAACATTCCTATACGATCTCCTTCTATACCGGGAGTCTTCATGGAAAGATAATAGGAAAGACCACAAGTAAGAGGAGGAAGAAATCTTTTTGGAAGATCTGCATTTTGTTCTGCTGATCTATTTACATCTTCCAATTCTCTTACTCCTTCTACATTAAGAATATCAGTTGTATTCTCAGGAATAGGCCATACCAGAATTGTAGGATTATCTCTATTTCTTTTTATGGTAAATTGACTTGGCCTTCCAGTTTGCTTCTTATTAGGAATAATTTGATATTCTTCAAAACTGATTCGTTGTAATTGTAAGTCAGTATCATCTCTTCGTAATACTACTTCCAATGCATCCAAAGTATCACTTGATAATGCATAGGAAGTAACACTTGTCGAAACTGTAACTAGTGTAGTATAGGTAGTCCAAAGAAGTATACCTCTGTTCTGCCAATCTTTCAACATTAGATTAATAGAACGACGAGCAGATGCAGGAGTATGACCAAGGGTTTGTTCACCCCCGATCATCTCCGTAGCCTCTTGGATCACCTCATCTATATCTAAGTTAAAGTTAAATGTTCCTGACGTTGCCATTTTAAACTATTTCTTTTTACCATGATTATGGTGATGTTCACCCATAAAGATACCAACAACACCTGTTACACCACATGCAAGCATAGCAACAGTCTGCCACGGACCGATTGGTGAAATAAGACCAATCATGGCAAGAATAGCTGCCATTGCTGCATACGATGAAGGCTCTTTAAATCTACATATAATATGATTCATGTTTTTCTCCTTCTACTTTTTGTTTTCTTTTTAACTTTTGTGTCATACTTATTCTTCCACTCATCATAAATCTTACGTTTATTTTTTTTAAGATACTTCTTTTGTTTCTCAGATTTAAAAGGCACACTACTTTACATGAATATTTGGAACACTCATGTCCTCTGTCTTGAATGATTTCCCCTTTTCATAACTTTCATTTGTTACGACAGGATGGGGTGTTCCTACAACATCTGGTCCTTTTCTGGCTGCACCATAGCCTTGCCCTGTAGGTTTCCCATTGATCTTTTCCAGATCAGGGGGATTTTTTAATAATGTATGTGGTCCCATTTCATTCTCCTTTACTAAACTTTTCCACCAGCTTTGTAACCAACCATGATCTTCTTACCTCTCTTACGAGAAACAGTTCCTCCACGTTTATTACCTTTACGTTTTCTACGTCTTTCTTCTTGTATATCTTGTAAAGCCTGATCTTCTGCTTCTTTATGTCCTTGGAGATTATCAGCATCCCATTCTTCAGCAAGTTCTTTTAGTAGCTTTTCAATATTCCAATCAGCCATACTCTATCTCCTACTAATCATAAAATTGGGAAACTTCAAGGTTTCCACCCTTCCAACGAGATACTGTACCACCTTTCTTCCGATCTCTATAAATACCCTGAGTTCCAATTCCAGAAGCAGGTGATGTTCTTCCTCCTCTAGCTTCAATATCTTTTTTAGATGCTACTCGTTTAAGATATCTACGTAATTTCTTTATATCTACTTGTCCTTTTTGAAGTGGACCTTTTCCCGTTTCTCCAGAAGTTCTAGTAAGTTTTGGTTTATCATGGGTAAATAAACCTGCTGTAGTTCCTCTAGAATATGGTCCTTTTCTTTTAACTCCAGAACTTGTATATTTTTTCTGTCTAGGATCAGTATAAGTTCCTCCAAATGTGTGTGTAGCAGGACCACGTAATGGTCCCTTTCCTCTATCTGTTTCTTCTGTTTTCATCCTTTCTTTAATAGTAGGATCTTTAAGTTTTCTTACTTCTACACGAGTATGAGGATCTGGAGAAGCTGTTTTTCTTCTACCAGTATAAAGTTTATCTCTAGCTGTTTTTCCTCTAGCTTTTCTTCGTTTCTTTATTATATCTGCTTCTTTCTGTAAACTTTTATATTTTGGTTTAGTTTTTGTTCTACCTTTGGCTTCATACATAGTTGGATTAACTTTTGCTGCATCTACAGTTTTCTTTTTTGTTGTTGTTTTTTTCTTTTCTTGTAATGCTTCTGTACCTGCTTCAATTCCTGCTCCTCTTGCTCCAGCCCCTAAAGCTGTTGTAACTTTACGTTTTGGTTTATCTTTCCTAGCAGCTTCATAGGTACTGGATATACCTTCATATTTTTTTGGTTTACGTTTAAGTTTAGAGATATCTATTCCTTTACCAGTTTGTTGAGAAACACCTCCTATACGTCTACGAATTATTCCATTATTCTTTGCCATTATTGTGCTCCTTGTAATACGGTATCTGGACCTCCCACTGGATTACGGGGATTCTCCATGTCATCCTGTCTCATACGTCTGGCTTGATTTCTCAAAGCATCTACTGAATTTGTATAACTACTCTCCCATACTTGTACAATATCCCAACTCTTGGTAAACTTGGATGCTTCCACCATACAGGCATTGAACAGAGCATTATAGGTAAATTCACTAAAGTAATTAGAAGTTGTAGCACTTGTTCCTGTGGCAGAAGATAAAGGAATAGGTCTACGAGTATATTGTATTTCTCCTGATAAAGCTGATGTAGGAGTTGGTACAATATAAATAGATGTATTATTTTTACGTGAGTAGTAACGTGGTGTACCTACAGATGCACTGGCATAAGGCCAGTAATCTATAGCATATTCATAAGTTCTTTGTAAAAGGGGAGTAATAAGAGAAGAGGTACTTGTAGTAAAACTTACATTTCTCACAATCAGAGAGTCCACAGGAAGACTTACCGTGGGACTAGAGGCTGTAAATGTAAAGGAGGCAAAGTTATCCAGACCGGGATCATCAAGTTCTTTCACTAGACGATCTTCAGCCTTCTCAACAAACTTTGGAATCTGATTTGCAAATTCTGTTGAGTCGTTTTCTGCCGTATTAATAAGGTCAGTTTTAAGAAATGAATAATTAGGCATAGGACGTTATCCTAATATAGCAGTTACTGGTCCAGCATCTGGTGCAGATACGGTTACTTTACCGTAAATAGGTACACCAATTTCTCCGAAATAAGTATCAATTACTCCATTTGCCTGAATAGCTAGTCGAATAGCTGTTCCTTGTGCAGTCCGATTTGTAATCTGCTGCTCACCTATTAATTCAATCATTCCTGATACAGTTGCCGTAGCATGAATAGCCACTATACGAGTAGTCGTACCATCAGCACCTACTGTAGCTCCTGTATCTACCCTTTTAAGTGGGCCACTTCCAACTGTTGCCATTGCAACTGTAAGATTTGAAGCCATGTTGTTCTCCTTTTAGTTAAACTTTACCACCGGCTTTATAGCCATACATTATTTTCTTCCTACTAACTTTTTTCTTTTTTCTTTTACGTTTAACTTTACCACCTTTTTTTATACTCTGTTCAACTATTTGTAATGCTGAATCTCGTGATCCACTAGATAAATTACTTGCTCTATTTTTTCTAAGTATATCTCCCGGTTTTAGTTGTGGAGTTACTCCTAAATATTCTTGGGCATATTCTCGTTGAAATCGTGGATCTTCTTTTTTCCATAATAATCCTCTTTGAACTAATAACTCATTTATACTCTTAAGTTTATTATGGATATATTTTTGACGTTCCCTTTTTGTAGGCAATTTACTAGCTTCTTTTTCAACTTGCCTTACCATTAATTGATGCTCAACATCTCCTAAATCTTCAGCAGCTATTCGACCCCAAGGTTTATCATAATCAGACTTTCTACCAAGAATTTGATCAGGATGAATTTTCTTTTCTTTTCTAGCCATATCTAATCTCTTTATACTTTACCACCGGCTTTATAGCCTTGCATTATTTTACCACCACCTCTACGAGATACTAATCCACCACGTTTTCTAGTAATTCTTCGTTTATATCCCATTTTTTTACCAACAGGAGATTTTTCTTTCATTTCTTCAAAACTAGATAAAGAACTTCTTAATCTATTTAAAGCTGTATCTCGTTGCTTATCAGTTTTAGCATTAGCCAGAGATTGTGCTCTATGTTGTAATTCTGCTTTGGCATCTACATCACCTAATTCAGTAGCAGCAGTTCTTTTAGGAACTTTCATTCCTGACCAATGTTTCTCTTTTGCTGTAGTCTTTCTTTTAGGAGAATCTCTATGTATAGCTTCGTATGAACTTGAGATACCTTCCCATTTATGAGGATCAGTACCAACATAATGTTTTCTAGTTATTCCCTTTTTTTTATTAGCCATATCTAATCTCCCTAGACTTTACCACCGGCTTTATAGCCTTGCATTATTTTACCACCACTTTTATTTTTAAGTAATTTTGTCATCTCTTCTCTGGAATATTTCTTTTTAGGTCTTATAAATTTTCTTCTTTTTGGACGTACTGGTTTAGTATCATCTTTAGGCCAAAATCTTAAATCTCCAGTTTGTTTCAATTCAGCCATATCTAATCTCCCTAAACTTTACCACCAGCTTTATAACCAACCATAATCTTTCCACCACCCTTACGAGAAGTAGTTCCACCCTTCTTACGAGATACAGAACCACCCTTCTTTGCCATAGTTCTGGCAGCAGAATAAGGTCTATGACCCAGAGCACGTTCCATGCCTTCACTCTCTGCTCTACGGGCTGCAAGATTTCCCCTGACAGCAGGATGACGAGCAGCTAATGATTCGTCAAGTCGTGCATCATAGCCTTGTGTAAGACCACCAGCTTGTTTCTTTATAGTTCCACCAGCTTTACGTTTCATAGTTCCACCCTTCTTACGTTTCCTTTCGGGTAACGTACCAGATCTTTTTTCTTCAGCAGGATATAAACCAACGTGACTCATTCTTGTATTTGCCATATTTAAATTCCTTCTGTAAAATATAAGGGAAGTGGCATAAGCTCACTCCCCCTATATCATTTGCCTTTAGCTTCCAGCATTTCCTCTCCAGCCCCTCCAATCGGAGACACCGAAACTATA